TTTGGCTTGTCCACTGGCAATGGTAAAAAAGAAACAAAAGAAAAACCAAAGACATGACTAAATGGATAATACTCTTAGCACTGTTGTCCCCCGCAGCCGCAAGAGCGAACACTGTCACGCCCCAGTTTACAACAGGGTCGATGCAGTCAACAACGACAACACAACAAACAATAACAGAGACGATAGAACACGACATAAAAGGCTCGGCTTCTTCGTCTTGGAGTGGTACAAATATTACTGTGACTGGCAGCATAGGAGCAGACAACGCAACTTATGCACCAACAAACAACGCAGCGGACTGGGATCTACAGATCACAACCAGAGAAGCTGGCACAATCGAAACAATCTCAATCGAAAGAGAAATCGAAACAGAAAGTACCACTACATCTTACTCTATCTTCTCTCAATAACTGCACCAGCATTTGCAGAAGGAGAAGATACAAATGTAAGTAATCCTGTAGCAGCAGCTACGGGTAACGTAACTAACCAAGCTGTACAGTTCCAGAACAATGGAGCACAGAGTCGTCAGTATTTTGGTCCTAATATAAGCTGTAATGGCAGTACAATGACATTCCAGCCTTTCTATATGGGTAATCATACCAAACCATTTGACGAAATGATGCAGCCTAGTAGTTATACAATAGCTGAGAACTGGGGATTCCAGATTAACTTTATGGTTCCTCTAGATAAATCAGGCTATAAACAATGCAAAGAAATAGCAAAACGCTATGAAGAAAAGATGCGGCTTGAGTATGAACTTACACGAGCCCATAAGTGTGCCGACTTACAAAAGAAAGGCTTTCAGATACGACCTAATACAGACATGTACATCATGTGTCAGGATATAGTACCGATAGTCAAAGTCAAGCCACCTAAACCTAAAAAGAAATTTGGATTATTTTAAATGAGCACAATAGCAATACAAAGAGCTGAAAGAGAAGCGAAAGCAGCTAAAGCAAAAGCAAAAAAAGCTAAGAAGGAGGAGACGAAATGATTGCATTAGTTAAACCTATTCTATTTGCCTTTATTAAAACTACAGCAGTTAAAGAACTGATAGTCAAATTACTAGAGGCTTACGCAAAATCTACAGATAATACTGTTGATGACAAGTTAGTCGTACTTGTTAAGAAAAACTTATTACCAGAATAATGGACGAACTAAAGAAACTACCCAGAAAAGCAACAGAAGATACTTTTAATGAGCTACACTATCTTGTTACAGAAGACTTCTTGCATAGAATAAAAAGTGGAGAAGCTACAACACAAGATTTAAAGGCAGCATGTGACTGGTTAAAAACCAATGACATTACAGGAGTTGCTTACGAGGGTAGTCCTTTAGATAAGCTCAATAAACTTCTACCTACTGTTGACCCTTCACTCGTAAAGAGGAAAGTATATGGCAAAAACTTCTGAATATTACAAGAAGAATCCGAAGGCTGCGGCAAAAAGGCGGAAGCAGCAGCGAAAATACAACAAAACTAAAAAAGGTCTAGAAATTAGAGTCAATGCAAACAAACTTAATAGAAAACTTGGAACATATGGCAACCGTGACGGCTTGGATGCCGCCCATTATAAGGGTAGCAAGACCAAGGGCAGAAAGCAAAAGCCATCTATTAACAGACGAAGCAGACTTAAAATTAAAAAATGACCCCATTACTACCTAATCCTGATTACTATTTACACAATTTAATAACCATGACAAGTTCAGAATCAAAACGGCTCTGGAGAAGGGCTATCAAAGAGCACTTTAATTGTCAATGTGTTTATTGCGGAGAAATTTATGATTTACAAAACCTCACCATCGACCATGTACGCCCAAAATGCAGAGGCGGCAAAGATGTTACGGCTAATGTTGTGCCGTCGTGCAGAAGATGCAATCAGGAAAAAGGTAGTCAAAACTGGAGAGACTGGATGAGATCGACATTCGGCGAGACTGAACGAGAACAAACTATTCTATCACATATAAGATGAACGACGAAGAAGACAAGCCTAATATTGGTGGTACAGTAGCAGGGGTAGGTTTTGAAACAGCAGCTGGAATAGCTACTGATATAGCAACAAAACCTTTACTAGCTGTACCTCCAGTATATGCTTTAGCTAATTTTGTCTCTGGTTCAGTAGCCAATGCTATTGCTCAGAGACTACGAGGAGAAAAAGGAATTAATTTAGGAGAAGTATTAAGCTCTGGAGCTGTAGGTATCATTCCCGGTAGTACTATTAAGACAGGTAAAAATCTTTCTAAAGTTGTAGGAAAAGCGGGTAGTATAAAACGAGCTGCTGTGTCTGGAGGATTACAGGGAGTCGGAGCTGAAGCTATACGTGTAGGTATAGATGAGCAAAGATTAATAAATGCAAAAGAAGCTTTTTTAGGAGGAGCTACTGGTGGTGTAGCGAGTGCTGGTATGCAAAGAATATTAGAAGCAGCACCATCAGCTTTAAATAAATTTGTGGATACATTTACACCCGGACCGTTAAGAATAGCTAGAGACGCTGATCTTATAGGTGCTGCCAAGTTTGGTGCTACATCTAGTGGTACAAAAAGATTAACGTCAGGAGAAATACAACAGTTAAATCTTCAAGACAAAGCGGTTACAGACTCATATACTCAAAAGTTTAAACCACAACCATGGGAACTTAGCTCTAATATTACAGATGAGCCTATGAGAGATAGGATGTTTTTACAAACAACTGGCAGACGATATAAACTTGACAAACCGGCTCCTAAAAATACTGGTGAAGACTTTGGTTTGATACCAGATAAAGCAAGAGGTAAACCATTTAGAACTATGAAAAAGCAAGACATAAATCTTAGTGAGTTTACTTGGGGTCCAAAAACTATAAATGCGTCTGTAAACAGATTTAGGCGTAGAATTATGGGTTTAATGCAAGTTGACAGAATTAGATCTACTGATGCTGGTACGGCTGATGGTTTTAGTAAAACATCTACTAATATTAACAGTGTAACTAAAGGAACTGATGAAGTTAGTTCCATGTATTTTGATTATCTTGTTGGATATTTTAATAGATTTATTAGACCGGGGAAAGTTTCTAACTTTAAAAACGCTGTTGATTTAATATCACCTAAAATGAAAGGCGGTAAAAGAGTACCAAAAGAATTACAAATAACTAAAGGTGGTGTAGGTCTAATAAGAGAGTTAAGACTTTTTACTATGGCTCCTGATGTTTATAAAAGTGGTGCATTTAAAACAACAGATAAAACATATCAAGCTAAACTTAAAAACTTAATTAGAAGATACTCTACCGTTGGTGCACCTAAAGAAACTTTTAACAAAAAAACAGGACTTTATGATTATAAATTTGACGCACATCATATAGATCAGATTGCAGAGGGTTGGGTATTATACAGAGGTTTACCAAAAGAAGAGATACCTAAAATGAGAAGGTTGATACAAGCATATGGACTTGAACCCGGTAATCATCCGGATAATGTATTACTTTTATTAAATAGAAATCATGTAAGGTATCATAAAAAGTATTGGCCGGAAGCTAAAGCAAAGTTAATTAACGATAAATCTACACCTTGGGATCCAGAAGCAATGGTAAAAATTAAAACAGCTGCTGGTAGAAATGCTTATGTTGCTAACTATGTACAAGCTATTGAAGAGTCTAGAGATAGAGTTTTAGAAGAAATAGAACAAGAACTTTCAGCATTAGCTGCTAAGAAAAACAAAGCGATTGAAGATCTTACTAGAGCTGATATTGATTCTATATCTGATGAACTAGATATTTTAGATCCAAGTGATCCTCTTGATAGATCATCTAAAGCTCCGAAAGATATACAGGACCAAATTGATAAAGATTCTAAATGAATACCGAAAAAAATTCTCTAGCTCTATTACGGCAAGACTTTAAGATGTTCCTACAGGCTCTGTGGGGACAGCTTGACTTGCCAGCACCCACAAGAGCACAATATGCCATTGCAGACTACCTACAGCACGGACCTAAAAGACTACAAATACAGGCTTTCCGTGGTGTAGGCAAGAGCTGGATTACGGGAGCATTTGTATTGTGGACTTTGTTTAACGATCCAGAACGAAAGATAATGATAATCTCTGCCTCTAAGGAGAGGGCAGATAACATGTCGATCTTCTTACAAAAACTTATCATTGAGACACCATGGCTAAACTTTCTAAGACCGAAATCGGACGATTCTCGCTGGAGTCGCATCAGTTTCGACGTAAACTGTTCACCACACCAAGCACCAAGCGTAAAGTCGGTAGGAATCACTGGGCAGCTAACAGGAAGCCGAGCCGATCTCATGATTTTAGACGATGTAGAGGTTCCGGGCAACAGTATGACGGAGCTTATGCGTGAAAAACTACTTCAACTCTGTACGGAAGCGGAATCTATCCTTACACCCAAAAGTGATAGCCGTATTATGTATCTCGGGACTCCTCAGACTACTTTTACTATTTATCGTAAGCTGGCAGAGCGTTCGTATCGTCCCTTGGTTTGGCCCGCAAGATATCCAAGAGGAAAGTCTATCACACAGTACGAAGGACTCCTAGCACCTGATTTACAGGCAGATATAGATAATGGAGCAGAGGAGTGGTCTCCTACAGACGACAGATTCACAGATGAAGATTTGTTAGAAAGAGAAGCGTCTATGGGTCGGTCAAACTACATGCTACAGTTTCAACTCGACACAAGTCTATCAGATGCAGAGAAATTTCCACTTAAGATGGCTGATCTCATTGTTACTAGCGTTAATCCTAGTAATGCACCCGAAAATATCATATGGTGCTCAGATCCAGCCAATGTCATTAGAGATGCACCCACAGTCGGTTTACCGGGAGACTATTTCTATTCACCTATGCAAATGCAAGGAGAATGGAGTGAATATAACGAAACCATATGTTCGGTGGATCCATCCGGTAGGGGTACAGACGAAACAGCGGCTTGTTATCTATCCCAAAAAAACGGAATCATCTACTTGCATGAAATGCGAGCGTACAGAGACGGGTATAGTGATAATACCTTGCTCGACATCCTTAGAGGGTGTAAAAAGTACGGAGTTACAAGCTTGGTTATCGAAACAAACTTCGGAGACGGTATCGTAAGTGAATTATTTAAGAAACATCTTATTAACACGAAACAAAACATCTTTGTGGAAGAGGTTAGGGCAAATGTCAGGAAAGAAGACAGGATCATTGATAGTCTTGAGCCTGTGCTTAACCAACACCGTCTTGTTGTTGATCGTAGTGTCATTGATTGGGACTATTCCTCCAACAAAGACAGTGCACCTGAAAGTAGGCTCTTATATATGCTCTTTTATCAAATGAGTCGTATGTGTAGACAAAAAGGAGCTGTAAAGCATGATGACAGATTAGATTGCCTAGCACAGGGAGTTAAATACTTCATAGATGCTCTACATATCAGTGCACAGGAAGCGATAAAAGACAGAAAGACAGAAGAATGGAATCATATGCTAGCAGAGTTCCTAGATGACCCTCAAACAAGTGCAAATCACTTAGTATTGGGTCTGAATTTGGAACAAAGACAACAAGCAAGAGGTAAAGAAACGGGTAATAGTGTGCCAAATTGGCGATAAAAACCGATCACGCACTTATACAGGGGAGGAGAAGGGTGGACTCAGCCCCTGTACCTAATATCCTATGAGTGGATATTTCTAATAGACCTCCACTAACTAACAACCATGAGAATATTCGCAGCAATAGAGCGTATATTACTGGATAGATGGAGAAAAACAAAGATAGCACTTAAGATTAACAAGTGGCCTCTGTTAAGTCTTCAAGAACAGCGATTACAGCTCAAAAAACAATACTTAGAGACTTTATTCCGTAAAAAATAGCATAAATTTGTGAAGCCATATATACGACGTGGGCCGGTCGCAGATTCCCCCAATGGGTCTTGCTATACTACAGAGTCTGAGTCTCATTGCGTCTCGTGGGTCTGCTGAGACTCACCGCAACAAGGATGGAGTCTTCGGTGCGACGCAGTCTGAGACTCGTCAAGTGCGGTATGCCGTTCACAATCATTCGCAACATGGACGCATCCTGAGACTACAATGTGTAACGATCTGTTGGCATCTCAGTTGTATCAGTATCATATCAGTCTTAGTCTTAGACTCACAATCATGTGCGACTCATTTGCAATGTGTGGTACTGCTCAAATCTCATGACAATCTCAGAATAATAATGCTATAATAGGTACATAAGAGATAAAAGGAGATTCCAAACATGACAAACATTGAGACACAACCTAAGACAGCCTTCGGTAAGACATTACACTATGTTACAGATCCAGTTTATGCTGATGCTCTCGCTAGACTCACTGGTAAGAAAACAATTAATGATTTAGATATTATTAATTTACAAATGTTAGGATTACAAGTTAATGGTGTTAACCACATTGCACAGTTGGAGCTTGCAGTCTAATGTTAAGATCATATGAGTATTACAAACAATTACATGATTCGATCACGCACTTAGAAACGAACTGTAAAGAAATAGATTACAAAGTATTACCATCTACAATTAACAGGAAACGCAAATCTAAGTTTATTAAAAGATGTAACAATCATGATGTCAAGAAAATGTGTTGAGTCCAACGTGAGTCTCACACTCATTCACAATCAGTCTCATGCGACACATTATACTTATCTGAGATTCCACACATCTCATGACAGTCTCAAGATAAGATGCTATAATAGAGATATATG